TTAACATTTCGCGATCATCATCTACAATGGGAAATCGGAGCGGGTCGTATTCATAAGAGTCATTTGATGATACGAGGACTTATTAAAGAATATGGTCTCCATGAAATATCTCTTCTAGACAAAACAGGTTGGGTCGAAACATATGGTTCACCTCTAGTACCAAATCCATTTGACAATAGTCTTCAAACCTGGCTCCCCTATGTTCAAATGCTTCCCGATGAGTTTCTCGCAACCCATACACTCTTTGAAGTTCTACAGAAAATTTTTGATGTAAAAAAAGCTCGAGCATTTACGGATCCTTTTCCCTACCGTGCTGAACTCTTTACACTACGAGCAGATCTAGCTATTCAGAGTTTTATGGCCGAAATGGGTACAGATAAAGCATTCTCTATTTGTAAAGAAGGACTTGATACTCTTATTAACGCAATGGAAAAAGAATGTAAATCACTTGGTGTTCAGATACATACACATCATACACTTGAGAATATTGTACCTGAACATACTGGTGATCTAACTCTCTGGTTAGGCCTAGGTAATGGACATAAATACAAAGAGGTAAAAAAAATCCAGTCAAAACATGTGATCTGTGCTTTACACGTGAATGCACTCAGAAAAATCCCAATCTTTAAACCACTTCGAGTATTAAAGTATTTAAAAATGGAACCACTCCATCGTATCTATGCTGTGTTTCCTCCGAATAAAAATGGCGGATTTTGGTTTGAGGATTTACCAAAGTTTGTTACAAAAACACGGCTACGATATTTCATACCTGTACGACCTGACTTAGGTACTGTCATGATTTCCTATACGGATGCGGGTGATTCGATTGTATGGTCAAATATCGCAAAAGGTACAAAGCCGATTGAAGAACAGGTACTTGGAAAGATTCTTACAGATGAATGCCGCAAACTTTTTCCAACTCGAGAGATCCCATATCCAGTGATTGTAAAATCTCATCCATGGGAATCAGGTGCTACCTATTGGACACCCGGTCTCTATCATCCTGTAGAGGAAAGTAAAAAGAGTTTACAACCATATAAGGAAATACCAAATCTTTATCTCTGTGGAGAAAGTTTTTCGTTAAAACAAGCCTGGATGGAAGGCGCTTTAGAAAATACCCGTGACTTACTTAGAATCTTAAAATGAACTCACATCTGATTATTTCACTCTTTCATTTATTTGTAGTAGCCCCTCTTTTCTTCTACGTAGGATTTGAACGAACGGCAGTTCCCGATGCCGTCTTTACGCTATTTCTTGTATTAGGATCCATTATAACACTTTATCATGGATACAAAGCATATATACGATTTATGACATCATCCCCTTATCTATGGGTAAATCTTATCCATGTAGTTCTCATAGGTCCTCTTTTAGTCTATATTGGCTATATGGCAAAAAATACAACAACTCCATTTTATGAGATGTTACTTCTGCTCGCATTTGGAGCCACCGGCTATCATATCTATAGCCTCGTCTATCAAATGAATAATGTAGATAAGTTTACATGACCTCGGCAAGATGAGGAACAGTAATATTCATTGTAGTGAGACACTTCGCAACATGATAGTAAAACGCCGTTGAACTCTTAAATGTTCGCTGACATTCGGTACATGAAATCTCATTTCCTGTACCGTCCTTCAAATCATCAACATACTCCTTACAATGCTTTCGCGTAAAATGAATAATACGATTTGCTACACTATTTGATGAAAATGGACACAGGGGGCAGTCATACACCTCAAAGGTATCCCTGTCTTCAAGAGTATCCAAGTGCCGAGCACGAATATGTAGATCAAGAATCTGCTTCTGTGAAAATCTACGATGACATGTGGCACATTCATGAGGAAGTTCACCCGAATGCTTAGCCTTATAATGCATATGCATTGTACTCTGCTTCTCAGTTACTTTATCACAATGCGGACAGACATACATGTTGTTCGCATCTCGCACATACTCAAACCGTTCCTTTGCCGTAGTATTCATTAATTCCAGGTATGAGTCAAATAGGGTACCTATGCGGTTCAAATTTTTGCCGGCGAACTATTTAAGATCTCTGTATGTATCTATTAAAGAATGTCGATCACTATCCTAACACTTGTGATTGGCGAGGATTATCGGCGCGAACTTGAGCCTGCTCTACAGTCAAAAGTAGCCTATGCGAAGCAGCATGGATATACCTACATTCAAGGAGATGAAACTTTCTGGGATCGAACTCGACCGATCGCATGGTCAAAAGTACCTTTTATTCTTCATCATCTCTCACGACTTCCTGAAGGTGCTCTTATCTGGCTTTCAGATGCGGATGTCTTGATTACAAATCCTTCACTACGCATTGAAAGTCATATTCTTCCCTTAATGGATCCGAAACGTGACTTACTACTGACATACGATAGTTGTGGACATGTAAACTCTGGAAATATACTCTTTAAAAATACAGCATGGGCGCGTGATTATTGGACACGTGTATGGGAACAAACCGACTGTTTATATCATATTTGGTGGGAAAATGCGGCAATGATTAAACTTATGGAAAATAATGCAAATGACCGTGAACATATACAGATTTCCAAGCAGCATAAGAAGTTTAATGCGTTCCTGCGTGGTCTGCCTGATGAACCTCTTTGGGAACCCGGTGATTTTTTAGTTCATTTTGCGGGTGTATATGATGGGAAACAGATAAATCAACTGATTCAGCTTATACATGAAGGAAAGGTGCCTAGGATTTCTATGTAACTCCGGTTAGTAAAATATATACTATAAATATACAATGGCCAAACGTACGATGAAGAAGCGCTCAATGAAGAAGGGAACGCGCAAGATGAACCCGTACATGACCTTTGCGAATAAGCACCGCAAGGAGGTTATGCGTAAACACCCTGGATGGTCAATCATTCAGGTTGCGAAGGAGCTAGGTAGCATGTATCGTGCCCAGAAAAAGTAAGCGCGCTTTTTTCTTTGGCTAGTATATAGAAATGACTACTGTTGGTAAGCGTACTATGACCCGTAAAATGCCGACGACCGGCAGCAAGGCTCAAGTCTGGCACGGAACGGCCAAGCATACGTCCGGTGGCCTCACGCGCAAGGATCTTATGCGCCACAAGGGCAAGATTGTCAGTCGCCGTAAGCACGCGGCGGGACTGAAGGCTATTAAGAAGCTGCGTAAGATGGGATATGTTGCGAAGAAGGGCACATTTAAGCTCTTCAAGAAGATGTAAAGACTATTCCGATCCTTCAAGTTGCGCCGTACACCATTTAAGTATTTGACAGACTTCGTGCATTGTCATTTCACCTGATATTCCTTCCGATACATCCGCGTCGTACCAGTTTACAGTTCGACTCGGCCGTAGAACAATCCCTGCCTTTTTTGTTCGAAACTCTTCAATACTTTCAAGCACAGCATGTGCCTGTGTCGCATGCTGCGCAAGAAACCATTCCTTATAGCGAAACGGCGCTTGGCTCGGGCTAATAAATGTAGTATAGACATCCTTGGTTGCCGGTAGAGATCCATTTTGGCAAATCCAATAAATGCTTTCGAACTTTTGTAAAAGAACGGGCGGAATCTCTGAACCCAACCAAAGAACAGAAACCGGTTTCGGTGAGTTTTGTAAATAGGCCGCCAGAATTGAATAATCCGGATTCGCCCGGATTCTCAGAATTAAATCCCATTTTTTCTGAAAAATCAAAAGTCTTTGACTTACTGTAAAGGTATCATCACCAACAAGCACTAGACATTTACGACCTCTAAATAAAAGTTCTTGTTGGATTCGTTGAAAGACATGAACTACGTCATTTAAATCACCTAATACAAACATACGAGATCCTGTTGATTCAGATGTCCAATCGTAGGCCTCTACATGAAGAGCAGACGCAGACATTTTCCTAGTAAAAGTAAGAAACAACCTACTATGTTTGAACGCACAACACTTACAACTGTGTTAGTCTTGGCCGTTCTTATTTTAGTTGTTGATATCCCCTGGCTTTATACAAGTTCAGCATGGGCTGGAGAGATGGTACGGGCAATTCAAGGATCTGCCCTTTCCATGAAGGCTGTGCCTGCGATCATTGTGTATCTCGCACTTGGATATCTCGCGACCATTCCTGCATCGGCCACGGATGCCTTTGCGCTTGGAGTAGGTGTATATGCGGTCTATGATTTTACAAATCTGGCGATTCTTAAAAAATATGATCCATTATTTGCTATCGCAGATACTCTATGGGGTGGTATTTTATTCACTGTGATTTTCTATGCGCGAGTTTATCTTAAACTCTAGTTAGGCCGTTTATAATGGATCCTACTTCTGTTGCGATGATTGTAGGGGGGGTCGCAGCAAGTGTCGTCGGTGTTCGCCTGATCTTTAGTTGGGTTGAACGAAAGTTATATTTAATCCGCCGACGAAAGTTACGGAAGCGTAGAGATGCTCTTCTACTACTTACGATTCGGCGAGAACGAAAAGCATCACGGACACCCTAGAAAACGCGATACATTGTAAGATCAAGAAACTCATATGGAACACCCGTCTTAATAAGACTATCATAATACATAAAGTCTCCTCCATATTTGTGACCCCATTCACCCTTTGCCGCTATGCTCATTGGTATAATACCATTCGGTGTTCCAATGTCACCAAGAACAATTTCTTTTGCTTGCGAAGGCACTTGTTTACCCGGTATATTCTCATAATCCATTTTTCCTATGTAAAGTGTATCCTGTTTTGTACAGAGTCTACGTAGTTTATTAAACGCACCTTCTAAATAAATGTCGTCATCGTCCGCATTCATTAAGAAGGTTGTTTTCGGTTCAAGGATTCCCTGATACTTATTTCGGATTCCATGGCCCCAGAAACCTAGATTTGGATTCTGTTCAATACTATTTATTTTCGCACGATGCCCTTCCGTCCAAGACTTCTCATAGGTTGATTTCGCTTTTGCTTCCGGTCCATCAAAGACAATAGTAATCGCATCTCCTTCACTGAGTTCATCCTTCAAACTGTCGAGTAAGTTCTTCAACGAAGGACGGCCACCCGTCGCAATTAGAATGTGAAATGTTGGCCCCCCATCACTAAATCCCTCTGCGCTTTGCCTAGGAATCAAAAGACAAAGGAGAAGAAGTAAAAGACAGATCCAAATCAGACCTCTCTTCATCTTCTATATCTACATAATTTACTTACCTGTTGAGCCAAATCCACCTTCTCCCCGTACCGTTTCAGGTAGACTGTCAACAAGGACCACTTCCTTAATCCAGCCAAGGTCAGGTGCTACAATCTGAAAGAGACGCGTTCCCTCCTCAACTTTACTAGGTGATTGTATCATAAAGTTCTTTACAGGAGCTTTAATCGGACCACGATAGGACATATCAATAATGCCTTCCGAGTTTGCCATAAAGAGATTTGTCTTACAGATGCTTGAGCGAGGTACAAGGCGGTAATGAACCTCCTCTTCTATATTTAGTCCATGTGTATAATGAGTAGTCGCATGAGTTGTAGAAGGTTCCGCACTTAGAATGCGAAGCATACGTGCTCGGACACCTTGATTTAAGAAAACTACAGTGTGTGAATAAGCAGAAATATCGGTAGTTTCACAATATAGATCGTAACCAGCATTTTCGTTACTGCGATTCATCTCCGTCTTGTAGTACTTTGCTGCCCAAGGTTCTACAAGAAGTTCTAGACGGTAGTGCATTTCTTATATAAAAGTATACACATAATAATACATCAAATTTTACGATATGGTATCAACTACTTTCATTACTTCCTGTGCGGATCGCGTCCAAAAAGATTCTGTTGCCTCTTGATTTATATGCCATGCCTGGGCCATAGAATCCCAACATGCTTCAATTCGCGCATTATATTCATCGAGTGACATTGAATAGATTTTTTGACGCAGTTTTTCTGCCGTACTATAATCTTCTAGATCAATAAAAGAGTTTCTTGGAAATATCTGATAGACTGTGCGATTATCACGGTAAATGGGAAGCGTATTTGTAAAAACTGGGTCCCAGAGTTTTTCACTTATATAATATGGTTGAATACAGTTCTCAAGGGCAAGATTGTAATCGTATTTACTTAAAATACCGGGTTTACTAGATTGCCAATCAGAATGACTGCCCTTTGAGATTGTGCCAGGCCACCCCTTACCATAGATATCACAATAGTCTATACAATCCATCGCAAAACTAGCTCGTGCATGATTATCTTTTGTATAACTTTTAGGATAGGTCATGAGAGCTACCATTTTTTTCAGACTATCCTTACAACGATAGAGCTCACGGTGAAGTGGTTTTAATGGAAGATTAGTATGCTGTTGAAAAAGAATGATTCCATTATTAAAAAGAGCATTTTGATTCCAAATATTAAAAATATACATAGGAATATTGTATAGATTAAGTTTCTTGCTTGTATGTGTTGAAAAGTACGGTTCCATGGTCCAGAGAATACACGCTTTTGGCATAGGACGATGATTCTGGATTCTATGTTCAAGTGCCTGTTTTAATGTAAATTCATTATTTGAGACAATTACATTTGCATCACTATGATTATCTACAAAGTTAAGTTGCGCAGGTAAAGGTGATTCATCAGGATCCCAGACTGTATTCTTTGTTTTACAGAGAATATGGAACTTGAGTCCACTCATCTATAGATTATTTAGACCAATGGACATTTTAAACAGACACTTTATGAACTAAAATTTGAATCCTATTTTTATTGATTTTATATAAATAAAAATGTCTGATTTATGTCCCACATCACATTCCTCGTGTACATCCTGTGTAAAGGATAAGAGTAGCAATGGCTGTGTTTGGTTCAAAAGCGGCTACGGACCAGATTACGACTATTGTTTCAATCGCAATTACATCAATTCAATTGGCGTAGTTCCAGGACGACGTTATTACTACTTCTCTAATACAGACTGTATAAATGGCGGTATCGGCGACAAAGAGACTATCGACTCAATCTTCGCAGACCTTAGCAACGAATACAAAGCTGCGGTCATCATTCCTATGGTCATCATGTTCTCTATTTACATCTTCAACTTCCTTTGGTTCGTCTGCCCCCCATTTCGTCGTCGTGCCGCCTGGATTTACGATCCATGCCTTCGCTGTATGTGGTTCACCTGTTGCTTCTTCTTTCCTCCTCTTGGATGTATCTTTCTCTACTGTTTTAAGAGACCATCAAATCCTGGTACATTCCGTAACCAAGCACCTAGGTATAACATCGAACCGCCGCCTGGTACTCTAGTGCTTAGAACAAATCCAGTTAATACTGATTGTAGTGAAAGTGTTATAGTTACAGGTGTAGCAAAGACTTCTGTATAAACTAGTTTATGTATTTGAACTGCCCGTTTGAAATGCCCGTTGGTCTAAAAATATCTTTAACCTTTCTAAATAAATGGATTATGCGCCCACTGTAAAAGTGCCTGACGTTGTACAGGTCGGCAACTTAGATCTCCAGGTTTACAGTTTGCTTTAATCTGGCCCGCGTGGCGAGTGAATGCCTTCCAGCGCTTGATTTGAATCGCGTCAAGCTCGGGGAGACGACGTCCCATCCAGTACCGACAATACCATTGAAACCATCCACGCTCATCCGGATTTTTTTCTGGATTGGACAACATTCCAAAGCGTTTGTCACGACCACCACCAGGAACCCACCCTGCTTTGCGCCAGGCACCAAGTGGCTGTCGTGATCCTACACCAAAAGCATTAATCTCAATATCAGCTCCTTCGGGACGAAGTTTATCAAGCGCTATTGCACCTATATACCATTCTGATGGAAACTCCCCGATACAATCATTAAGATATTTTCCTTCAAATACACCCATCGCAAGCATCTCTCCAGGATTCATATAGGGTCTAAACTCGTTTGCAAATCCTTCCCCAGGATTCTCAGATAGAGTATATGTATAGGACCTAACCATTTTATTATGAACATGGACTTGATCACCTTTTGTAAATGAAGCTAATGATCGGCCTTCTCGTTTTAGGGTATTGAGCAAGTCCATTCTTATCTGTAAAAAAGATTTTTTATAGATAGGCATGGGTAAAACCAGAAAGAATAAAAAACAAAAACCCTATGTTCACTCAATGTATTTTATTAATCTGGCCTCATCAACGGATCGTCACACTGCTTTCATGGAACAAGCGAAGAAGTTAGAACTTCCCTTCAAACGGTGGGAAGGCCTTGATGCGACCGTTATGTCCAATAAAGAGTTTATAAAACAATATCAGCCCGATGGTCCCGAGGGAGTTAGTTATTGGGCACTGAATCCACTGAATGAGAAACGGAAGCGTGAGATTGCTTGCTTTATTTCTCATCGCGGTATTTGGAGAGATATTGTAAAACGTGGTGTCAAATCAAATGCGGGTGTTTTAATCTGCGAAGACGATGTGATTTTTCCCGCTGATTTTCATGCGAAACTCGATTCTGCGCTAAAAGCATTACCGAGTGATTGGGATGGTCTCTGGATCGGATATAATCTATACGACTGGTTTCATAAAACTTCGGTCATAGGAAAACTGAAAAACTGGACAGGATGCTATGCATATATTCTCCGAGAAACATCAATCCCTAAGCTTCTTCCGTATGTAGACATCGTAAGTGAACCGGTTGACTGTATTTTTCATCATCTCGCAAGACAAGGTCTCTTTACGATTTATGCCGCTCCTCAGTCTTTTGTAACAACTGGTCTTTTTAAGAGTACATTGCGAGCAGAAACTGCTACAATCGAACATAAACGCAAGATGACACGTCATAAAAAGAAAATGACAACGGAAACAGTATAAATTTGAAGGATATGTGTATCATTTCTATAAGTAGAATGGAGCACAAACATACCCTTCACCCGATTACGCCAGAAGGTCAAAAGTTTCTTGACTCTCTGACGAGTGAAGCCCGCGCTCTACAGGTGCTTGCACAGAAAATGCTTGGTTCTTCCTATTTTGTAGAACAGACTCACGGATTTCGTGCATGGCTTGCTTCTAAAACTACGGAGGCTAAAGCTCCCGCAAAAAAGGAGTAGGACATAGGATGAATATAAACCCAAAGCCTAACTATTTGATTGCACCATCTCTTCAAGGAGAGAATGCAACAAAAATGGAATGGTCGTCTGATACAACACGTGGTTCAGGTGCGGCTCTTCAAGCCATTCCAAAAAGGACTAAACGGATTATTCGGATCGAAATCAATAGCAATGATCGTGATTTTTTCAAATTTCCGAATCCTGCAAACTTTCAATGGACACTACCTTTTCCGATTCAAAATATTACCTCAATGACACTTGTGGGAGGAACCGTACCTGTTCCAATCTATACAATAGATACACCCTACAACTCCTTTACATTTGATACAGGCTCTGCGAAAGTGACGGCTACGCTTTCTCCAGGTGTCTATACCGCTTCTGCTATTTCACAGAAGTTGAAAACAGTATTAGAAGCAGCGGATGGAACTAATATCTATACAGTAGGTGTAGATTCAGTTACACAGTTATTAAGTGTAGAAACAAATGGATCCAATATATTTGGCTTTTTATTTGCAGATGGTGCAGCGGATGCTTATAAAAATGTATTAAATCCGTCATTGTCACAGCGAAAGAATCCAAACTACATGTTAGGTTTTGGAAATGCAAACTATTATGCGGATTCATCTTCAAAAACACTCATTTCTCCATATCCAATTAATGTAAATCCTCTTCAACGTATCTATCTCTATATGAACTACGATACAACGATTGATTTTCGGGGAATCTTTTTGGGTGGTGGACGATCAACACCTTCTGCGATTCTTTATTGTGCGGATCAAGATTCTGTAGCTTCTTTTACAAAATCACTCAATAAAGATACCTATGATAACATTATTGAGCACGGTAATATTATTCCACGCGTGAGAAACATTTTTATTAGTCTTCAGGATGAGTTTGGCACCATTTTAAATGTAAATAATCGCCCAGTCTCACTTCTCCTTGAGATTTGCGTTGTTGAAACTTAAACTACAAGTTCTAACGTAGTGTTTCCATGGAGAGCCGCGATTTCTGAAAAAGAAGAAGATGCGCTTCCAAGAATACGATTCGCACCCGATAACATAAAAAACACCGCAGTTCCTTCAATCATACCCTCAAGTGTATTTCGTTTACGTATCTGTTCTACTGTCTGCGCATGCGGATATATAACCTTTATTGACTCAACCGCAACAAAATCATCTGAAAAAAGAAAAAACTCCTTTTCTTTCTCCAGACGTGTTTGAAAGGCCGACAAAGGAGATGAAAGAATCGCTTTATCATTATCGGTACGACGAATATGAACGGCTGTCCAGGTGGTTCTTGATCCTTGCCATTCTGTAAGAAGATTCTTTACGACCAAACTTGGTTGAAGGGATCGTAGAAACTCAAGCCACCTTGTCTTTCCATCTCCCTCGCATGACCAAAAACAGCCATGTGACTTAATAAAGATAGGTTGTCCATCAACTGCTTGAGAAAAAATAGTATTCGCATCCGTAGGGGATAAGCATCGTTTCGGCCGAACAAGCATTTCATTTCGAATCTCAACCCAATCGGGAAATACTCCTTGAAATAAATTTGAAAATGTCGCCGCACACTCAGGTTTTTCATCAGGCCAGCAAACTACGAGTCTCCGGTTGAGCTTTTCAGCCCAACACAGACCCGATACAAAAGCGCGAATCCGATTACAGAGTCCCGCATTTACCTCTAGTACCAATACCGTTCCTTTCGCATTCATTCTACCGGCTTAACGCGTGATCGGCTTAAGCATTGAATAATCTTTCTACTTATTACATCGCAACACTGGAGAAGTTATTAAAAATCGTACAACGTTTTGGCAGCACCAATGAGGCATTCTATGTCGCGTCGAAGTCCCGTCTCTTAGCAAATGTATCTACCTGGACTACGCTTCTCCCCCAAGTTCGTCCATTTTATGCGGTCAAGTGTAACCCTGATATTATGTTAATGAAATGGCTCAAAGAAGCAGGTGCAGGATTTGATTGCGCCAGTGGCATGGAACTTCAAAAGGCAGCTAGTCTCTTTGACTCGAAGACCTTCGCAAAGTCAAGTATCTTCGCAAACCCATGTAAACCACCACGTGATCTTAGGGTTGCAACTGAGGTTGAATCAGGTCCTACTGTCGTAGATTCAGTTGAAGAAGTTCAGAAACTTGCGGAACGCGGTTGGACTCGCGGATCTCTCATTCGGATCGCAGTGGAGGATCAAGGATCTAAAATGCCCTTTTCCAAAAAGTTCGGAGCGGCAGTTACGGATGTTTCTGCGATTAGTACAATCGCTCGTTCACTTGGCCAGGAAATCAAAGGCATTTCCTTTCACGTAGGATCGGGATGTCTAACACCTTTACAGTATACAAAAGCGATTCAACTTGCTCTCTTATCACTTAACCAGATTACAAAGGAACCGAAGATTGTTGATATTGGCGGCGGATTTGAAGCGGATACCTTTCATAAGGCAGCTGCGCATATTCAGCATTCGATTCAGTCAGTTCCGGCAAATCTACCGATTCAGTGGATCGCAGAGCCTGGTCGGTATTTTGCAGCCGATTTTCAGGATCTCTTCGTTCCTGTGATTGGTAAGAAAGCGGCTGTAAATGGAAAAGGATGGAGATACACAATTGATGAAAGTCTATATGGACAGTTCTCCTGTATACCGTTTGATCGCGCAACACCTTCATGGCTCCGTATTAAGAGTGAAAAGGAAATCCAGTCTCGCCAGTCAACACGTAAGATGTCTCCTGGTGTTCTATTTGGACGTACATGCGATAGTGTAGATATGATTGCGCAGACGGATCATATGGAGGAACTTCATGTAGGGGATTGGCTCTGGTTTCCGAAGATGGGCGCATATACCTCCGTTACAGCGACAGAGTTCAATGGATTTCCCAAACCAAAAATCATCTATTCGGAAGAATCTCTTCCGCATCCTATGTTTATGGGATTTGAGCCGTGGCCGAAACAAGTAAAGACAGTGACTCATGTTACGGTCCCACAGTAAAACACTTACTTTTTTATCACAGTAAATTTTGATGATTTAAACTTATAGTTTAGTACATCAAATACAAGAATGACCTCTACTCGTATCAGCCTCGGCAATGCTGGATATGTTGAACTCCTTGAGACCTTTGGCTCAGATCTTACGGTGGTCAATGCGGCACGCGTATCCTTCGCAAAGGAATCAACTGAGTTTACTCAGCGAGATGAGGGGCTTATTAAGTATCTCGCAAAGCATAATCACGTGAGTCCCTTCTTTCATCCGCAGATTCGTATGCGCATTAAGATGCCGATTTTCCTTGCTCGTGAATGGTATCGTCATACGGTTGGATTTGCCCGTAATGAAGTCAGTCGGCGTTATGTAGATGATGAGCCTGAGTTCTTTATTCCCGAAATCTGTCGCGAACGTGATCCAAAACTCAAACAGGGCTCAAAGTCAGAGGAAGTCAAGGATAACTTTCTCTGTATTCAGGCTATTAAGGAGGCGACCACAAAGGCACATCATATCTACAAGGCACTTCTTGATCAGGGAGTCTGTCCTGAGCAGGCGCGAATTATTCTACCGCAGTCCATGTATACTGAGTTTATTGAGACAGCGAGTCTTGCCGCATATGCGCGACTCTGTAAGCTTCGTCTTGATCCTGGGGCACAGAAGGAGGTTCAAGACTATGCGAATGCTGTCGTTGAACTTCTAAAGCCTGTCTTTCCTGTAAGCTGGGCTGCACTCTGTAATGAGTTCACTGAGTAAACCTATCAAGTGGAAAAATTTGAATTCCATATTTTTGTTATTAGACCTGTACGCATGAATACGCAACCAACTACAATGGCTACTTCTACTTCTACTTCTACCCCTCCGCCGGCATTTGTCTGCCCGATTACCGCTATCGTCATGGAGAAGCCGGTAATCGGCTGTGAGCAGGGTCACGTCTTTGATGAGAAGCCTCTTCAGCAGTGGCGCGCCGCTGGACACAACACTTGTCCTACGTGCCGCGGAAATCTGATGCCCCATTTCATTCCTGATCGCCATCTCGCCGAGGAGATCAAGCTCTATCTTGCAAACGGTGGTGTGACCACGGCCGCAGATCCTAGTGTAGGTTCTCGAGCACCCTTCAAGGATTCACCGGTTACATTTATCGCATCTGTCTTTGAGGAGAGCGGTCAGACTATTCTGAATGTTCGCGTGGAGACGGATCCCCATGCACCTCGTCAGGGAACCGATTATATCATTGCCGCAGATAACTCTGGATCCATGGACACTCTGATTGATCCTGACTCAAATGAGTCTCTCTTCACTCGGATGGATCTTCTGTATCACACGATTAACACCGCAGCCGCGATGATGACCGAGAAGGATACGCTGACCCTGGTAAGTTTCAGTCAGAATGCGAAGATTGCGATGGAGACCACTACGATGAATGCGGGAGGCAAGTCCTATCTTGCGAGCGTTCTTCCAACGATTAAGCCCGAAGGCTCCACCAACATTTACGAGGCTGTCACTCTGATGATGAGTATCGCAAATCGCCCTCAGATGGCCGGTCGTAATGTGGTGGCGGCTCTTCTGACAGATGGAGAGGAGACGGCAGGTACTCCACCGAGTGGCACGGTTCCTGCTCTCCGCCGCGCCGCGATGAAGAATCCCTGGAACTTCTCGACATTCGGCTTTGGGTACCAGCTGAAGAGTTCCTTCCTCGCACAGCTTGCGGAGCTCGGTGGCGGTATCTTCGGTTTTATTCCAGATGTCACGATGGTGGGTACAGTCTTCATCAACTTCATCGCAACTGCGGCAGTGACGGGCACTCGTAATGCGCAGATTACTTACACCATGAATGGAAACTCCACTACAGTTGACACGGGTGTTCTCGCGGCTGGCCACGCGCGCGACTTCTACTTCCCTGTATCGCGTGCTGCTGCGATTACCGTGAGTGTGAACGGTAGTCCCGCCGTAGCTCCCACTGGAGATACTTCGGAGTTCGCAAAGGCAAAGCGGGTTTATGCCGACATTCTGTCAACTGCGATCCAGTTCGCAAGCATGAACAAGGCCGCGCGTGCTGGAGATGCTCTTGCTGTTCTTACAGATCGCTTTGCGGCGACTACATGCGAGAAGACGAAGAAGCTTCTGCTTGATGTTGCATCCGCAGATTCCTCCGAGGGTCAGATTGGCATGGCTGCTGGTTTCTGGTCGCGGTGGGGCGAGCATTATTCTCGCTCCTACCTCCGTACGGTTCTCCAGTGTGAGCGTCCGCTGAACTTCAAGGACCCTGGCAGCCTGATTATGCGCGGTGGTGCACTCTTTGAGACAATCCTCGGTCAGGGCGAGGATGCCTTTGTCTCCCTGGTGCCGCCGGTGCCCTCGGGTCAGAAGGCTGGCCTCTCGCAGCAACAGGTTGCGACAATTCGGAATAATACGGCCGCATACATGAACTACGCAGCTTCGGCTGCCTATAATGGTGGCTGTTTCGCGGGTACCACCCGTATCCGCATGGGTGATGGTAGCCGCAAGCCGATCTCGGAGATTCGCCCTGGTGATATTGTCTGGACGATGGGAGGCAACCGAAAGGTCGAGGTGTTTGTCACCTGTGGCTCCAAGAATCCTCGACAGATGATGAGCAAGGTTCAGGGTAAGGATGGTCTCTGTCTTCTTACGCCCTTCCACCCATATATGACTGTGAATGGAAAGTGGGTCACGGGCAGGGATACAGTGGGCGATGAGCCGATGGACATCAGTACTGTGTACAATCTGGTTCTGGAGAAGCGTCCGCGCTCGAGCACGGAGGGTGGTCACATTGTTGACATGGAGGGTGTCTTCTGCTGTACTCTGGCACATGGCATGCGCGGCGATGTCATTGAGCATGACTTCTTCGGCAGTGAGAAGGTCATTGAGTGCATGAAGACGATGCCGAACTACCCGTGCCCCGTCTATACAAATCTCGAGGTAACGCGTGATCCGGTGACTGGTCTGATCAATGGCTGGGTTGAGGCTCCGTAAAGAGAGTATGTGAAAACAAAACAAAAAATAAATTATTTTTCGTTTGGTCTAAAGTTAGGAGGAAATCGTCTATGTATGGAGACAACCGATTCAGTTGTTGCGGCTGTGATTAAGAAGTTTATCGAACGTTCGGAGCTCGGAAAAAAGAAATACGGAGTTACACTCGATCGGACAGATCTGAAGATGTTGGACTGGATTACTCATGCGCAGGAAGAACTTATGGATGGAATCTTGTATCTTGAGAAACTTAAGAAAACCGCAGAAGAAACAAAGCCCTCTTAGTGCTTTCGCCTCGTGTTTTTGTTCGGAGATCTTCTACCATCGTTGACCACAGTGTCCGCTATGACCACCAGGACAATAGTCCTCCTTCTTAAATCCTTCTTCCCGTGTACAACAGTTCGCATCATGATGATCTTTTGCTGTAGGTAACTTTTGACCGCTTATAGGTTCGTAATATGGAGAACAATACTTCTTTCCACATTGCCAACACCAAGTCCTCCCACATCCCGCATTTTTTATAAATCCATCTTTTGTATCAAGACCACATGCAAAAATATAATCACATGCATTATCTTTTAAACACCACCGAGCACACCATGGACATTGCTTCGCATCAGTCATTCTACATCAGAATCAGGAAAGCTTGTACAGATAGCATCCGCAGATGAATCATAACGACCCACATAGTTACCAATCGTATTATCCTTTTTCTTTTCATAGACCTTGTCTTTCGATGAGTCATACCAATAGGATATTCCATTAATCTCTCGTGCCCGTAGTTGAATCTTAATCACTTCGACCGCTTCAAGAGGTTCTTCTACGGATTCCGCAGCAATGACAACTACCGGTGTTTCCTCCACTTTCTTTTGTGCTTTTACTTTCTTTGGCCCCTGTGGAACTACAGGGGGCGCGGGAGCTGCCTCTGTAGGCGCAGGCGCTGGTGCAACAGCTGTCTTCTTCGGACGACCCTTCTTCGGCGCAGCAGCAGCAGTAGCAGTAGGTACAACCTTCATCTCTACTCCCTTACGAGCAATCCTTTGAGCCATCTCTGCCTGCGTTTGTTCTTGCGCGGTTAGAGTATTTCCTGGGATTTGACTGATTCGCAGATATCGCGGTGATCCAAAGATCCAACTATTTTCAAAATACGGCTCATCCACCTTGCCATGATATAAACTCTGTTGATTTGCCGATGAAAAGGGTGTCTTTTTCTTTTTTAAACAGACTTCACAGAGTTCATCGCGCACAGCTTCATTTTCACATCGCTTTTCTCTGAAATACGCATATTGAACGGGAAGTTTGATATACTTTTTCTCTTTTGTGTAGCGACCTTTACACTGATCCATTTGGTACATGGATATAGTCATACAAAGGCGATCAAATTTGAAACCCCCTGATCCATACATCATCATATACCACTATGCCGCTCATTACCTATACGGAGTTCCAGTCAAAGCGTCTGTATGTTCTACTTACGTTTCTCTACATCTCAAGTACATTGCTACTAATGATTGGTAGTGTATTTGATAATCCACCTCTTCTTGGTGCAGGATTTGCTCTACTTGGCACGGCAATTCTAACGAACATCATATGTTACCGTTTTACGGATGTATATGAAGAGCCGGTCTACAAGTATGTGAGTCCTCATCGGTCTCCTGCTCATACGGAAGAGGAACTATAAACAGAGAGTGTACGAGCCGAGGGATCTGTTACACCAGGAGACCAACGTGGCATCCAAAACGCAGGGATCGTCGTTTGTGCACGAACTGAACCATAGTTATTTTCATAAAGGCTTCGATAGTAAAAGGCTTCTGGTGTAATCGGCATTAAATGATCATAGCGCAGTGTAAGTCCTTTCCAAACCAGTGGAATACAATCTTCTACACGACTCTGAATCTCTTGAAACCAACTTTTTTCTTGGCTGCTGACTCCATCACTAAAGGCCTCTTTCTGACGCCATAGAACTTCAGGAGGCAGAAGTCCAGTTGATTCAAATGCCTTTCGTAAAATATATTTTTCAACTTGTTTTCCCTGTTCAGGGCGACGCCAACAGGTCGCAATAGATCTCGCAGCGGCGACAAACTGTCTATCTAAAAAGGGTGTACGCGGTTCTAAACCATGACTACTGATTGATCGATCACTACGAAGAACATCATACAAATAAATCTCTCGTAGCAATCTGTCTACTTCATCTTCAAATGCCTGATCATTTGGTGCTTTGTAAAAATAGAGATAAGATCCAAAGACTTCATCACTTCCGTCTCCATTAAACACAACTTTACAGTCTGTAGTCTCACGAATGGCGCGGGCAACAAGCCAGTTTCCAACGCTTGCGCGTACAGTAGTAATATCATAGGTCTCTATATCGCGGATAACTTCAGGAATCGCAGCAAAGAAATCATTCGCTGTAAGAATCACTTCGCTATGATCGGATTTAATCCAGTCTGCGACTTTTCTCGCATAGGCTAAATCTGTGCTTCCTGGCATGCCAATGCTAAATGTTTTTAACGGTGGAAGACCAAGTGCTAGTAGATTTTTCTGAACAAGCGCAGCGATTAAACTACTGTCAATCCCTCCACTTAGCAGTGCCGCGCAAGGTCTCTCCGTCATCATTCTCTTTTTTACAGCTTCTTCAAGAGAAAAACGTACAGCCTCCATCGCATTCTGAAGTCCATTCGGATGCGCGGGACTATAGAATGGATCTTTTAACCACTGGCTTGTATGATACGGATACATGCTAAAGTTGCCTCCACTTGATGCGCAAATGGATCCATAACAACCAGGTGAAAACTGCATTCCATACGGATGTGTGTTTGGAAGTGCCTTTTGCTCACTGGCTAAACATAGAGTACCGAGTGTACCTCCTTCCATAATAAGTTTCATAGTTAATCCTGAAAAATCTTTACAAGCTGTTAGATCAACAGAGTCAAGTCCAGTCACATTCCATGCCGCATATAAGGGACGAACTCCATATGGATCACGACCCCAAAGAAGAAGATCTCGTTCCGAGTCATAGAGAATAATCGCAAATACTCCATCGAGGCATCTGAAAAAGGTGGCTGGTGAATCACGGTGAATACGATAGAGTTCACCAAGAACTTCACAATCAGATCCTGATTTTGTAGAAATTCCATATTCCTTGGCGAGGGCGGTCGCATTGTAGATTTCTCCATTACAGATCCAGGTGATCCCATTTTGAGAAAAGGGTTGCATGCCTGCTGGATTGAGTCCATTAATCGCAAGCCGTGTAAATCCAAGAACTCCATGGGGCGTTGTAACGAGCTTAGATCCTTCGGGTCCCCGATTCTCAAGCGATTTAAGACATGAATCTGTATCCGGACATGAGCCCTTTCCAAAGCAGGCAAAGATGCCACACATTCTTTTTTTGAAACTTATTTTCAGATTTGAGGATAGAGCGCATAGATGGATTTTAGCCAATACATTAAGAATATCCAATCAGGTACACAGTGGATTAACTATCAGGCAACCGTTTTGGCCACGCAGCCTACTTATGGAAATACAACACCGTTAAGTACATTAAATACAGCCAACTATACCTACTCTACATATGAACAAAAGGATTTGATTGCGCAAGGCCGTTATTTTATGAGTACTGTGAATGTCTATACAACTGATTCATAGTCTTAAAGACAAATGAGTTGGTCATGTAGATGGTGGTCTATAAAACTAAGGCCGAGCGAGTTCAAGAAGCTGTAACATTGTTAAAAAAACTTCAAGAGATTGGTGTTCATGTGTCGGATCCCGGATATAAACAAGCAAAGGCATTTCTTGATGTCTGGATCAAAGATGGGGAAGAAGCGAGTCATGAGTTCTGGTTTGCCCGATATGGTCGAAAGGCAGTGATTGATCTTCCTAAGCGAGTTGAACGTGCTGCGACGCTTCGCATCCTTGCCGCCGATACAACCTGTAAAGAGTGTAATAAGGAAGAATGTATTTGTGAAGTTAAGTAATGTTTACGTATTTATTTCTGCGCAGAGAATCTGCTTGAAATAAGTAGTGTACATGAACTCAGCCAATGTAACAAGTGAAGGGGCTCTCTATGAACTTCTTTCACGGGGCAATAAAGATGCTTATTTCGTATCGGATGACAAAACAGCACTATATCC